TCGGTGCAGCGCATAGAAGCGGCAATAAGTAACAACGTATGGAACCCAGTGCAGGGGCCGCTGTGCAGATTCTGTCCTGTACGGACCTGCGAATTTAATAGGAGCTAGAAATGCCCTACGTAAACAAACCTAGACCTTACGCCAAAGAGTACGCACAGTATGACGGCACCCCTGCCGTCAAGAAGAAGCGAGCGGCTCGCAACAAAGCGCGTCGGCTCATGGAGCAAGAGGGGCTTGTGAAGAAGGGAGACGGCAAGGACGTTGACCACAAGCAAGCTCTCAGCAAAGGCGGCACATCGACACGTAGCAACCTACGTGTAAAGAGTGCTTCTGACAATCGGTCGTTCCCAAGGAAAAGCGACCACACACCAAAGTGAGATCCCATGCTATTAGCTGACTATCAGTGGCCTGCGCCACTGGGTATCAAACCGTTCGATCATCAGAAGACAACAGTTGAGTTCTTAGTGGGTCATCCGAAGGCGTTCTGTTTCAACGAGCAAGGAACAGGCAAGACCGCATCCGTCATCTGGGCAACCGACTACCTCATGAACGTGGGCGCGATCAAGCGTGTGTTGGTGGTCTGCCCTCTCTCCATCATGCGGTCTGCATGGCAGCAAGACCTCTTCACATTCGCCATGCACAGGAAGGTTGCGGTAGCGCACCACGCCAAAGCTGAGGTACGCAAGCAGCTGGTACTGAGTGATGCCGAGTACGTCATCGTGAACTTCGATGGCGTAGAGATCGTCAAGAAGGAGATCATCACCGGCAAGTTCGACCTCATCGTCATTGATGAAGCGTCGGCGTACAAGAACGCTCAGACCTCAAGATGGAAGTGCATGCGAGACATCATGCCAGCAGTCCGAGGGCTATGGATGTTGACTGGTACGCCCGCTGCTCAGTCTCCTGCGGATGCTTACGGACTAGCTAAGCTCGTCAACCCACAAGGCGTACCCAAGTTCTTCGGGCAGTACAGAGACTTGGTGATGCAGAAGTTTGGGTTGTACAAGTGGGTGGCTCGCCCCAACGCCGACAAGATCGTGCACAAGGCTCTTCAGCCAGCGATACGGTTTGAGAAGTCCCAGTGCCTAGACCTGCCGCCGATCACGTACTTGACCCGCGAAGCACCGATGAGCGCACAGCAGCGCAAGTACTACGACGCACTAAAAGATGAGCTACACATCGAAGCTGCGGGCGAAGAGATCTCTGCCGTGAACGCTGCAGTCAAGATCAACAAGCTACTGCAGATCGCGTGTGGTGCAGCTTACTCGAACGACAAGAGCGTAGTGGACTTTGATGTATCTCCTAGGCTCGCAGTGGTCGAAGAGGTGATCTCTGAGGCGAGTCACAAGGTGCTTGTTTTCGTGCCGTTCTCACACACCATCGACCTGCTTCATAAGCACCTAGCTAAGAAGGGCATCACCAGTGAAGTGATCGACGGCAGTGTCAACGTCAACAAGCGCACCGACATCGTTATGCGGTTCCAGAACTCGCCGACTACGAAGGTGCTGGTCATACAGCCACAAGCTGCAAGTCATGGACTGACGCTCACTGCCGCCGACACCATCATCTGGTACGCCCCGGTTACCAGCGTAGAGACGTACCTGCAAGCAAACGCTCGCATTGATCGACCCGGTCAGAAGAACAACATGACCATCGTGCACATCCGCAGTAGTCCTATCGAGAGCAAGCTGTACTCAATGCTGCGGTCAGGCATACAGGAGCACAACAAGCTCGTAGATCTGTATAGGGCTGAGTTCGCATCAACCCCTTGACATTGTCAAGAAGCATGGTAGGATGCCCTTCCTACCGATCAACCCGTGGAGTTAGAGATGTCGGAAGAAGCCGAGATGGGGGCGACCCCGCAGTTGGATAAGTTGACCGAAGCATTTATCAAAATCAGAGACGCAAGGAGTGAGTTGAAGCATGAGTACGAAATAAAAGACAAAGCGCTCGAAGAGAGCGCCAAGATGCTTGAGCAGGCTATGCTCGACGCATGTAAGCAGCTGGGCGTTGACAGCGTCCGCACCCCCTACGGCACGATCATCCGTTCAGTTAAATCACGGTACTGGACGAACGATTGGGATTCGATGTATCGGTTCATCAGTGAACATGATGCGTTCGCCTTGCTGGAGAAACGCCTTCACCAGAGTCACATGAAGGAGTTCCTAGCTGAGAATCCAGACCTGCAGCCTATGGGTCTGAATGTTGAGAGTGAGTACACCGTGGTTGTTAGACGAGCGAAAGGAAACTGAGATGAATGACATCACCATTGTTGACCAGAACATGCCCGACTTCCTCCGTGAGGCTGGGCTTAGCGCACTCACCAAGCAGCTTGCCGGTCGTACCGGCGCGAAGCGGATCGTTCCCCGCAATGGGATCTTCCGCAAGTTAGTCGGCGGCGAGGAGATGGGCAAAGTCAAAGGCCCGATCAACACGATCGTGGTCAATGCCTCTCCGCACGTAGGTCGTATCTTCTACGCCAAGCAGTGGTCTCCCGATGCCGAGCCGACTGCGCCGGATTGCTTCTCGAACGACGGTCGTACTCCTGACGCTGGGGCTAACAGCCCACAGAGTGATCGGTGCGACACCTGCCCTCAGAACGTCAAGGGGTCAGGTCAAGGCAACTCGAAGGCCTGCCGGTACTCTCGCCGACTCGCTGTGCTGCTGGAGGAAGACTTTGGCACTGCACTTGAAGGGCATGTGTATCAGATGAACCTTGCATCGAAGTCGTTGTTTGGTGATAGCCCTTCGGACAAGGTGCATCCGTTCGAGAACTACACGAAGTACCTCGCCAACAACGGCAAGAACATCGATCACCTTGTGACTACGATCATGTTCAATGAGGACAACGACAATCAGTCGGTGGTCTTCACCGCTAATCGGTACATCAACCGTAACGAGTTCGAGGTGCTGAACAAAGCGGCTGCTGCTCCCGAGACGCAGCGTCTGGTGATTATGACTCCGTATCAAGCCGATGCCTCTGGCAGAGGTGCACCCAAGCAGATCGCAGCCCCGCAAGCCGAGGCTGTTGTCGAGCCGACCAAACGCGAAACCCGCAAGCCTGAAGCACCTCCCGCCGAGAAGAAAGATCTCAAGACGGTGCTGAAGGACTGGACTGCCGAGGAGTAATCTATGGGATACGGTTACAGCCAGAACCTAGTTCGAGCCAACAAACAGGCAAGTGCTAGGTCTCTGGGTGTAGCCTTGGGTAGGGTTTGCATTCGACGGGGGGTCAGCGTCACCCAGATTGCAGAGCACTTCGGTGTAAGCAGGATGACGATCTACAACTGGTTCAAGGGGGTTAACAACCCCCGCCCCGATCTCATAGCCCAAGTCCAACGCTACATAAAGAATGCACTGTAAATGCCATTTGACCTACTCGATGCCGTTCTACCGGCAGAAGGACGCTACTGCGTCTTCGGTGTAGGTAAGTACCCTGCGCAATCGTTTGTAGACACACGAGAAGAGGTAACAGCCAGAGCGGAGGAGCTGGTTCGCAAACGCATGAATGCGTTCTTTGGCTGCGCCAAATACGGCCCCGAGAACAACCGCACACATGAGAACGCGCACTTCTTTCGAGCCCTATGGTTAGACCTTGATTGTGGAGAAGCAAAGGCAGCAGAAGGCAAAGGCTACCCAACACAGGAAGCTGGACTCCTTAAGCTGCGTGAGTTCTGCAAAGTACTTAGCCTGCCAAGGCCCATCATCGTAGATTCAGGCTACGGTCTGCACATCTACTGGTTGTTTGAGGAGGTACTGACACAGAGAGAATGGGTTCCTTTGGCTAAGCGGCTGAAGGAGCTGTGCGTCAAGCACAACCTGATCGTTGATCCTGCGGTCTTTGAAGCATCACGAGTGCTGCGTATTCCGGGCACCTTCAACTTCAAGCATGACGGCAAAGTTGAAGTCACCGTGATCAACGAAGAAACGGAGAGGTTGCCGTATGCGCGAGTGAAGGAGCTGCTCGGCTACGAGCCCTCCGAAGATGAAGTACCTGACTACCTGCCGCAGAAGCGCAGCACGATGATGCAAGCCCTGATGGGCAACCGTGTCAAGCGGTTCAGTCTCATCATGAAGCACTCGGCGGAAGGGAACGGATGTCAGCAGCTAGTCCACTGCTACGAGAACCAAGCGACGTTAGAAGAACCGATGTGGCGAGCGGCGTTGTCCATAGCTGCGTTCTGTGAAGATGGGCGCAAGTC